TTCCTTAACATCATTTTGGGGGACATTGACAAAACGCTATTTCTGTGCAATTGCTACCATCAGCGAAAGGCGCGACTTACATTTAGTCAGCGCCTTTATTCGTTCCAACACAGAAACTCACAACACACGCCCCCGACACCCGAAAGGACCGGACAATGGCTAAGACAGGACCCAAAGGCCCAAAATTCATTTTGGATGAAAACAAATACGCGCAACTCATCGGCATGATGCGAATACAAGGAACGCAGACAGAGATATGCTCCGCTCTCGGTATGTCACCGGACACGCTGGGCCGACGTTTGAAAGAGCGCGGCGACGGTAACTTTGCGGAGTTGTATGAGAAAAACTCAGGAATTGGCAAACTCAGCCTGCGACGGTTGCAATGGCAAGCGGCGGAAGCTGGAAACGTAAACATGCTGAAATGGCTCGGGGCAAACAACCTCGGCCAGTCTGACAAGCACGAGGTTGAAGGCACTGTGACGATCAACCTGCCGGAATACGCTGACAGGCTGTGACGTTTGAACTTAACCCCGGCCAACGCAAAACGCTGGACGAGACGCTAACCAAAGACGTTCGCTTTAACTTGATCTACGGCGGGTCACGTTCTGGAAAGACCGCGTTGCTGGTTGGTTGCATAATGGACCGCGCTCTTGCCTCCCCTAATTCTAGGCACCTAATTGTCAGGAAAGAGGGCAGCGCAGCAAAGCGGGCAATTGCAAAGGACACGTTCCCGAAAGTCTGGGGGCTGAAATACGAAGGCGCTCACGTTCCACCTTGGAAAGACCAGATGGGTTATTTCCTTTTGCCCAACGGGGCTGAGGTATGGGTGGGCGGTCTAAACGACGAAAAGGCAATGGAGCGTATTCTAGGCAACGAATATTGCACCATTTACATAAACGAGGCCAGCGAGGTCACTTACTCGGCGTTTATCCTGCTCCGGTCGAGGCTGGCTCAGGTATGCAAGAAGACGAACGGCAAGGAATTACAGCAGAAAATATACGCGGATCTAAACCCAACGACCCGAATGCACTGGACCTACCGTCTATGGCGTGAGGGGATGGACCCCCAAGACGATGTGCCAATTGTGCAGAGCAATTACGCCTATTCGGTTATTAACCCATATGACAACATCAAGAACCTCTCAGGCGACTTTCTAGCAGACTTGGCAGCATTGCCCGCCAGACAGCGCAAGCGGTTCCTCGATGGGGAATATGTCAGCGACGACGAGAACGCAATTTGGCGGCGCAGTTATATCAAGCGCAGCACAATGCGAGATGATGGGACGTATCCGGTCGATATGGTTCGCATTGTCGTTGCCATTGACCCAGCGGTCACATCGCACTCTGGGTCTGACGAGACGGGCATTGTGGCGGTGGGCCTTGGCTCAGACGGTTACGGGTATGTTTTGGCAGACGAAAGCGGCAAATACCGCCCCGAAGAATGGGCGTTACGGGCCAAGTCTTTGTTTCACAGCCTCGACGCTGACAGGGTAATAGGCGAGGTCAACCAAGGCGGGGATATGATCGAGAGCGTGTTACGCGCCCAAGCCCCTGAGATACCTTACAAGGGCGTTCGCGCCACTCGGGGCAAGGTAATGAGGGCCGAGCCTGTAGCGGCGCTGTATGAACGTGGCAAAGTGTTTCATATCGGCGAGTTTCAAGACCTAGAAGACCAGATGTGTTCGTTAACGGTTGGGTTTGACAGCAAGGCCGCCGGGTGGTCGCCTGACAGGGTTGACGCACTGGTTTGGGGCATGACCGAGTTATTCCCCGCTCTCACAGCAAGCAAGAGACTGCGCGGCCCATTGCCAGCGCCTCAATTCAGCATGGTGTAATGAATGAAAAACGCAAAAACCATCATCGGGCGGCTTATATCTAACGCTCAGCGCCAAGATGGTGACTATATCCGGTCTGATCTGTTTGACCGCTACCTAGCCGAGCCGTATGGCGACGAGGTCAAGGGCAAGTCGGGTTTTGTATCAAGCGATGTGTCTGACGTTGTGGACAGCATTCACGTTGACATCATGGACGTATTCACCAGCAGCGATAAGGTATTGGAGTTTGTCCCGGCCTCAGCGGATGATGAAGAACAGGCCAAGCAGGAAACGGACGCGATTCAGCACATATTTTGGCAGAAGTGCGACGGGTTCAAGATATTGCACGACTGGACCCTAGAGGCTTTGATCCAGCAGAATAGCTATGTGAAGTTCGGGTGGGTCGAAAAGAACCGCGTGACAATTGAGGAATATGAAGACCTTACGCGCGACGAGCTAATGCAGGTCTTGGACCAACTTGAAGACAACTATGAAATTCTTGAAAGCAGTCAGGAAAAACCAGAGACAGACCCAGAAACGGGACAGCCACAGTCTGAGGAAATATCAGTAAAAATACGGGTCGAGAGTTCCGAAAAGAAATACGAAATATCGGTCATTCCGCAAGAAGAATTCTTTATGACGCAGCGGTGGCCAGCCTTGTCACTGACGGGGATCGACTGTTGTGGCCACAGGCGCACAATGGAGCGCGCGGACCTGATAGCAATGGGGTTCTCAGCCAAGTCAATTGACGAGGTGGGCGAAGAAGAACTTGACCGCACACAGACGAGCGACCGCTGGGATACAAAGGCGATATTCGAGGCTGACATTGACGAGCGAGACAATGCGGCGCGCAAAGTCACAGTGTACGAGGCTTATGTTCGCGCCGACTTGGAAGACGACGGAAAGGTTAGGCTTTACAAGGTCTGGGCCGCTGGCGAAGGCGACAACATTCTCGAATGGGAAAACGGCGACGAGGCTATTGAAGAGGTTTCGCATGTCCCGTTCGTAGCCTTAACCCCGCATATGGTTCCGCACCGCCATGTTGGTCGATCTGTCAGCGAAAAGGTTACAGACGTTCAGAAGGTCAAGTCTGTGCTTATGCGGCACTCATTAGACAACCTTTACCAGACGAACTACGCGCGCCCTGCGTTTGATGAAAACCAAGCGGGGCCGGATACATTCAGCGACCTTGCGAACCCCTCCCACGGCGCTCCTATTCGCACTGGTGGCGCGATGATCGAATGGATACGCCCGCCAAGCGTAATTGACACGACGTTGCCGATCATGGCCGAGATGGACAACTTGAAAGAAAACCGCACAGGGGCCACGCGATATTCGCAAGGACTGGATAAGGACAGCCTGAACAAAACAATGGGCGGCATGGCGATGATGCTAACCGCCGGGCAAAAGAAAAACATGCTGATAGCCCGCACGTTTGCCGAGACGGGGATGCGTGAGTTGTTTCTTGGTATTCATAGGGACTGGCGCAACGGCCCCCTGAAAGAGTTGGTCATTAAACTGCGCGGAAAGTGGGTTCCCATTAACCCCCGCACATGGGCCACCAGAACTGACATGAACGTCAACGTGGGCATGGGCAGCGGCAACCGCGACCAGACGCGGGCGGGCTTGGATATGATCGGCAACATTCAGCGGGAACTCGTTCAAAACGGCTCTCATATGGTTGACGAGACAAACATCTTTAACACGGTGGAGCGCTTGGCCGAGACATTCGGTTTCAAGTCGATCGACTCGTTCTTGAAAAACCCCGACACATCACCGCCACCGCCACCGCCCCCGCCTCCGCAGCCAGATCCGTTGCTTATCAGCGCACAAGCACAGGCTGACAAGGTCAAGGCTGACATGGCAGTCAAGCAAGCCGAAATGCAGATCAAGCAGCAAGAGTTGCAGATCAAGCAGCAGGAATTCGGGTTGCGTAACCGTCAGATGGAAATATCTCACGCTGAGAAAATGGCAGAGTTACAGGTGCGCGAACACGCTGAAATGCGGCAACAGTCAAAGACTGCATCGGACATTCAAACGGCTGAGGAAAAGATGGACTTGGACCGCGACACAGCAATAAACCAAGACGACTTTTTGCGGGACAAGCTATTTGCTGACACGGCTGTAAGGGCGCAAGGCCCCGGCTTTGGTGACATGCAGGAGCAAGAGTTAAATGAACCCCCAGAGGGCTAAAAACATCATCACAGATGAGGACTTTACGGCGCTGGTAACCCAAGTAAGGGACCAGTTGACCGCGAAAGTAATGGCGTTATCCACCTCGGACGAGGACCGGGCGGCGGCATTATCAGAGGCCCACGCACTTGATCGGCTGACAGGTCGGCTCAGGTCCGTGGCGAACAACGTAACACCGGAGTAATAAAATGTCTGAGAACCCCGAAGGGATACTCTCGAACGACGAAGCCGCCGAAATGCTAATGGAGCCTGAAAAGGAAACCCCGAAGGCAGATGAAGCACAAACCGACGAACCCGAACCCAAAGAGGACGAGGCCGAAACGGAAACCGAAGACGACGCGCCAGAAGAAGACGCAGACGGTGACCCCGAAGACGCTGATTCCGATGAAGACGAAGGGGAAGTCACAGAAGACGAAGACGAGGAAAAAGACCTTGTTGAAGTCTTTGACGGTAAAGAATGGACACCCGTCGACCGTGAAGAAGCCAAGGGATACGGCCTCCGTCAAGCGGACTACACACGCAAGACAATGGAAGTCGCAGAAACTAAGAAGGCTTTAGAGGCGGAACGCGAAACCGTTCAGAACCAGACGGCGCAACTAAAGGACGCGCTGGCAAGAGTTGCTATTCCTACCGAGCAGCAACCCAATTGGGCTGAAATGGCCGCAACAATGGACCCGCGCGAATACAACCAAGCGCAGGCACAGTGGGCGGAGCAACAGGCTCAGGCGGATCAAGCCCGGCAATACTACCAAGAAATGCAAGCGCAGGAACACCAAGAACAGATGAAGGCGGAGCAGGAGCAGCTTTTCGAAGCGTTTCCTGACTGGCGTGAACCTGAGGTATTCCAGCGTGCAGCCCAAGAAATGACAACCGGACTAACGCACTATGGCTTCTCAGAAGAAGAAATAGGGTCAATGATGGATCATCGCTTGTTCAGAGTTGCCAAGGATGCGCTGAAATATCGCGCTCTAGAAAAAGCAAAACCTGAGGTGAAAAAGAAAGTAGCCAAGGCACCGAAACGGCTCAAGCCGGGTAGTAAGGTCAGCAAACGCCAGCAGCACCAAGCGGACAGCCGTCATAAAATTGACCGCCTTAAACAGACTGGTTCACTAGACGACGCCATGGAGGCGTTGTTTACCTAACTGACAGGCGGTCATTGTGTAACTCTGTAAAGGACAGGAACAATGGCACAGCCAACGAATACCTTCGACTCCTATGATGCAGTCGGCATCAGGGAGGACATTTCAGACGTTATTTATAACGTTGATCCGTCAACCACGCCCTTCTTTTCATCTTCGAAAAAGGTGAAGGCAAACAACAGTCTGCACGAGTGGCAAACTGACAGTTTGCGGGCTTCGGCAAACAACGCACATATCGAGGGCGACGATACGACTGCCTCCGCTATGACCGCGACTATTCGTCTCAACAACCGGACGCAAATTTTCAAGGATGCGGTTTCCATTCCTGACAGCGACGAGGGGCTTTCAAAAGCTGGCCGTGGCAAGGAAATGGCTTACCAAATTCTGAAAGTCGGCAAGCAAATTCGGCTGGATATTGAGCGGGCGTTGTTTTTGAATAACGCTAAGGTCGGTGGCAGCGCCACGGTCGCGCGTGAATTGGCAGGCGTCCCAACTTGGATGACTACCAGCACAAGCACCGGAACATCGGGTTCTGATGCAACAGGCGACGGCTCAAACGCCCGGACAAACGGCACAGCGACAGCGTTCAGTCAAACCAAGATGGACACTGTTTTGCAGTCGATGTGGGATGCAGGCGGGGAGCCGGACACGGTTTATCTGTCTTCGTTCCAGATGAAAAAGGCGCTTGGGTTCACTGGTAACAACAACCAGCGCGGCACCATCGACGCTTCGTCTGGCAAGGTTGCCAACGTGTTCGACGTGTATATGACCCCTTGGGGCCAAGTACGCTTTGTTCCGAGCCGTGAAATTGCCGCTCGGGACGTGTTCATAGCACAGTCTGACATGTGGGCAATTGCAACCCGTCGTGGGATGAAACAGACCAAGCTGGGCAAAACTGGCGACAACGAACGTCGGCAACTTGTTTGCGAATTGACACTTGAGGCGCGCAACGAAGCGTCTTCGGGTTTCATTGCTGACAACACCATCGTTTAACCAAAAGAGAGGGGCTTAGCGGCCCCTTTCCACTCACCGAGGTCACAACATGAAAATTAAGTGCATTGTTCACAACGTCTGGACCAGCAACAGGAAACTGTGGCTTGGGGATACCGACGAAGTTTCTGCGAAAGAGGGCAAGGTTCTCATCCGCATGGGCAAGGCTGTTTCTATGGAAAAGAAGAAACCCAAATGAAAGAGCAATTCATCGACGGGGAAGGCAGCCTTTTCCACGTTAAAAAGACGTTTGACGTACAGCCCGCCATTGACAGCGCCGCCGCGCTTCGCAGCGCAGGAAACACCACAATGGGCGACAGTTGGCATATAGGCCGCATTGATGCGCGGCTTGTTGATATGTGGCTGAAAGAGGCGGGCGTTCTCTGGAGTGATACCAAGGCCGCGCAAGAGGTTCTTCGCAAAAAATTAATGGACGGTGACAACAGCAAATTTAGAATTCATGGTGGCCGCATATGAGTATGACATTCGCGACATTGAAAAGCCGGGTAGCGGCTATTCTCGGCAGATCCCCGAATGATGTTGTTTACGAGATGGTCACGGCGGATATAAACACCGAGCTTCGCCTGAAAACTATGGAAAGCACGACGACGCTTGTTGAGGCGACTGGCAATATAGCGCTCCCTGCGGACTTCCTAGAGGTGGTTGACATATATCGGGACGTTGACCCCAGAACATCGCTAAGGCCAGCCACAACGCAGTCTATCAACCGCACAAGCGTTTCTAGCGGGACGCCGAGCGTTTACGCCATTGTTGACGGGTTTCTCATCCTGAACCCGCAGCCGAATGCGTCTGTAAACATGCCTCTGAGGTATATTGCGAGCCTTGCAGACCTGAGCGCGGACAGTGACACGAATGACGTTATGACGACTTACCCGAGCATCTATGTTTACGGGGCTATGGCGCACCACGCGGCCCTTGTTGGCGACGAGCGAATTGCCTTGTGGAAGGGGGCTTATGAGAGTGCCAAGGTTGCGGCACAAACAGCATCCATCAAGTCCAGAGCGTCGGGTGGGGCTATGGTTCCAGTCGCGGGACACGCAACGCCATGAGGACGGGCATCAAATTCGGAGACTTTCTCCCTGACGGGCCGGACTTCGAAAACCCCGGCTTGACAAAATGCCAGAATGTTTACCCTACGGCTGGCGGGGCATATGGCCCTTATCGTGGGCCTATTCCAACAGCGCTCTCGGTGACGGGTACTATCATCGGGGCCAAGCGGTTCAATAAAACGAACGGGTCGCGGTTTATCGTATGCGCGACCACCAGCGACCTTTACGTTATCGACACGACAACGTCATTCGCCTCTGGTCTGGGCTTATCTTTAGCCGGGACTGATCGGTTTGTATTCGACCAATTCGAAGAAAGCATTTACGCCACGACGAAGGCGGGTTCGACCTATGTTCTAACGAATGTGGACACAGACACCACGTTTTCCCTTTCGACGGGTTCCCCTCCCAGCGGGAACGCAATGGCGCGTGTGGGTGACTTTATGTTTATGGGTGACCTCACAGACTTGGATGCCTCTGATCAGCCCTATCGGGTCCGGTGGTCGCAATTCAACAACCCGGATGTGTCGTGGGTGACAGACGTTGCCACGCAGGCGGGGTTTGTCGGGATGCCTAAGCAGTATGGCCCTGTGACGGGCATTACAGGCGGTGACGTTGGCCTGATATTACAGAAGTTTGGCGTCTCGCGGATCATGTACGTTGGGGGGAATACAGCCTTCAACAAGGAAATAATTGACAAAGAGCGGGGATGCACGGCCCCGAGTTCAATTGTGCAAGTTGGGCCAATGACATATTATGCGGCCCACGATGGGTTTTGCCGCACTGATGGGTCTGAGGTACAGATCATATCCACGGAAAAAGTGTGGTCTTGGTTCTCTAAGAATTCCGACGCTATCAATTTGGACAAAATTGCGGGCGCGGTGAATTGGGTTGCAAAGTGCGTCGTCTGGGTCTTCTACGGCACCAGTGCGACAGGGTTCACCAAGCAGCTAATTTACAATTGGGAGCAAGACAGGTGGTCGAGCGCAGAAATTTCAATTGACTACATTGTTGAAGGCACACAGGACGGGGTTACACTTGAGGGCGTCAGCGCAATTTACCCTGACATTGACCTTATGTCGCTCTCATTAGACAGCCCGGTGTTTAAGGCTCAGGGGCGTATGTTGTCAGCGTTTATCGGTGGCGTGCTTTACGACTTTCTCGGCAACCCTCTTGAGGCGATATTCGAGACGGGCGACTTTCAACCCAAAACGGGGGCGAGGACTTTCGTTTCCGGCGTGGTCCCGCTTGTGGAAAACATTGATGGGAATACGAAGGTTGCAGTCGCCACGCGCAATTTGCCGGGCGAGGCTGTTAGTTATTCATCAGATACACAAATTGGATCTCTAGGGTTCGCTCCATTCAATGCCGATGGTCGGTATGTTCGGGCGCGAATTACAATTCCAGTTGATGCGAATTGGGTCAAGGCAAGCGGCGTACAGATAGACTTCACGCCAAGCGGGGTTGGGTAATGGTCGCTCGTACACAAGAGCAGGTCCTTTACGTTCCTCGGCGGCCTCTGCCGTTTGACCAAATGCTGATAACCGCAACAACAAGCGGGGCGGCGCAGACTTTTTACACTGTGCGCGGCGGCAAGATGTTTGAAGTCGAGCGCCTAGTGGTTAGCAACCAAACGGCAACGGCAGCAACGCTGACATTGCACGCCATTCCGAGCGGCGGTGTGCTGGGTGCTGGAAATGTCGTGTTTGGGGCAAAGTCGATCCCGGCGAATGACAGCATTGATCTGAGCAAACTGACAGGCCAGCTTTACAAGGACGGGACTATACTCAAGGCATATTCCGGCACAGCCTCGGCGCTGGTTCTGGATGGGTGGGGCGAGGAATTGCTATGATGGAAGCCATTCCGGTCACGTCAGAAATGCTTGACGAATACCTGCCGCTTATCGGCTGGCACTTGGACCAGTTTGCGGCAAACGGGCAATATACACCGAAGAATTTCGAGGACCAGATCCGCGACCGGGAGCGGCAGTTATGGGTTGCTTGGGACAACGGCGTGAAAGCCGTGGTTCTGACTGCCATTGCAGATGATCGGCTGGGTTCGTGTCTGGTAACGCACGCAGCGGGCAAGGGCATGGCCGACTGGCTCCATTTGTTCCCCGTCATTGTTGAGTGGGCAAAAGCCCAAGGGTGCAAACGAATAGAGGCTACCGCCCGTCCGGGGTGGGAAAGAATGTTGAAAGGGTTCGACATGAAAAAGTCACACGTTATCTTGGAGGCTCGACTGTAATGGGCAGCAAAACGACACAAGTAAGCCGGGCCGATCCGTACAAACCCGCTCAGCCTATGATAAACCAAGGGGTGACTGACGCTCAGGCGCTTTACAACCGCCCCAACCCTGCGCAGACAGGCCCCACGGCAACAGACCGTATGGGCGGCTTTGACAAGTATGGCGGCGGGTTTAGAATTGACCCCTATGCTGGCAATATGGTTGCGGGTATGACGAACGCGCAACAACAAGCAAATAGCATGGTGCAACAGGCCGTTCCGCAGCAGTTAGCTAACATCGCTGGCGCACAAGGGACCATAGCGGGTTTGCAGCGGCAAGGGTACGCCAACGGGTTCCAAGGCGCGGTTAACAACTCCATGCACGCAGGGACCACAGGGCAGTTCAACCAAGGCCTGAACGGCGCGATGGATACTGGCCTATCACAAGGCTACCAGAGCGCAGCGAATGCCAACATGAACACGGGTGTCGATCCTGCTTTGTCAGCGGCGGTTAATTATTCTCAGGACCGCAGCAATTCGGGCCAGTTCAACCAAGGTGTTGCGGGCGCACAGAACACGAGTTTTGACCCACGGCTAACGCAGGGCATCAATGCGGCTCAGAATACCGCCTTTGACAGTGGGTTTAATGCAATAACGGGACAGCCTCGGGGCAACGACAGTCGGTTTAATTCGGTCATTAACAGGGAAACTAACCCCAACAACTCGCTGCAAATGACCAACAACATGCGGCGGAACGTCATTGAAGGCATTGCCCCAAATATCCAGAACACGTTTGGGCGCAGCGGCATGGCGAATTCAAGTCTCTTTGCCCAGAACCTCGCTAAAGGGCTTGGGGCGGGTCTGGCCCCTGTTGAGTACCAAATTGCGGCGGACAACCGCCAACGGGCTATGACAGCGGCAGGAATGGCGCAGAACGCATTTGAGAGCGGAAAGAACTTTGACTTTGCCACAGGTCAGGCAAGGCAGGGCGCGCTTGATGCGGGTCGCAACCGTTCACTTCAAGCGGGCAGTGTGGCGCAGAATTTCACCGATGCGGGTCGCAACAGGGCATTGGCGGCGGGACAGGCGGCGCAAGGGGCTTTGGAACGAAGCAGGGCGGCAAGTTTAGCCGCAGGGCAGGTGTCGAACAGCGCACAAGAGGCGTATCTTAACAGGCTAATGCAAACAGGCACGACCACACAGGGCTTCACCGATGCCGCAACAAACAGGGCAATGGCAGCCGGAACAGCCTCGCAGAATGACTATATGAACCGTCTAAACATGGCGACGAACGCGGCTCAAATGGGCCAAGACGCTATGAACACCAACGAAAACCAAGCTATGGCGGCGGCGGGGATGGTTCCTGCAATGAACGCTGCATATTACGACCCTATCCGGGCTTTGGATAAGGTCGGGACGCGGCAGCAGAGACAGGCGCAGAACGAGATAAACGCCAAGATGCTAAGAGACCAGCAAGCCAAGGGTGCCGAGATGAAAGCAATACAGGACTATCTTGCCCTGACGGGTGGGGTCGGGTCGCAATTCGGCACACAGACCGGGACGAGGACGCACCAGCCGGGACTGTTAGAGGTTGCGGGTACGGCCATGAAAGCCATTCCATTTCTTTGAGGGGTTTCGATATGGGTTTACTAGGACAAAACGCCGTTCCGGGGTTGCGGAAATACATGACCCCCGAACGTAGTTTGCTGTTTTCCGCGCTAGGGACTGGTTTAGGCCAGCTTGGGCGGGGGGATCCTGTCACAATGGGTCCAGCCTATCAGCAATTGCAGCAACGACAGCAGAACGCAGCACAGCGCAAGCAATGGACTAGCAGCGGCGTAATGGATATGTTTACCCCGCAAGAGCGCAAAATGCTGGCGTCGGTGCCGTTTGACGTGGCGCAGTCTGTCATTGCTAAGCGGGCGTTTGCCCCGAAACCCGGACCACAGAAAGGTGTTGCTGTTGGCGGCAGTCTTGTGAACCCGATCACGGGTGAGGTTATTTACCAAGGGCAGCCGAAGCCCACTGACACACTGACGTCCGGCATAAAAGAATACCAGTACGCGCAAGCGCATGACGGATACCAAGGGACGTTTGAGCAATTCAAAACGGAAATGGCTAAAGCTGGCAGGTCAAGCGTGACAGTCAACAACGGCAGAAACCTCAAAATTCCGGCGGGGTACATGCCTGTAGACCCCAACAACCCTAGATCCGGTGTGACCCCAATTCCGGGAAGCACGCAGGATAAGGCAGTTAGAGAAACCGCAAATACGCTGAAAACATCTCAAGCGAAGGCAAATGATGCGATCAGTGTCATTGACCAAGCCCTTGCTAGTCCGGGCCTTAATGGCGCTGTTGGCCTCGTTCAGGGACATTTACCCGCGTACAACAACGCCACCGCAGACTTTCTTGCCCTGCATCAACAGATACAAGGCAAGACGTTCATGCAGGCTTATCGGAGCCTCAAGGGAGGTGGGCAGATCACAGAAGTTGAAGGGGCAAAAGCTGAGGCGGCTATCGCCCGTTTAACGCGGGTCCAGAGTGAAGCTTCATATAGGCAGGCTTTGAAAGACTTGAAAGAAGTCATAATTGCTGGCCGCGATAGAGCGCACAAAGCCGCAATTTCTGCGACACAAAAAGGCCAGCCCAACGTGCCAACCGGGCAAAATGAATTTACTTGGAACCCCGTAACAGGAGGGTTGGACCCATGACCCAGAATGTTAAGATGCCGGATGGTACGGTTATTAAATTCCCTGACGGTATGTCTCAGGCAGATATAATTGGGGCTATTAAAACGCTCAATGCGCCTAAACCTGCGCCGATCCAAACGCGCGGCCCCGACAGTACGTTGTCCGTTATGCCCGGCACAACGCCGGAAATGGCGGCGAAAATTCCGACGGGCATGATCTACGATCCGAAACGAAATATGTACGTTGATACGGCTCTTGCTGCAAAACGTATGGGCAAGGGGCAGGGCGCAATTGCCAACTTCTTGCAGGGCGGGCTTGGCTTCGGGCAGTACGTTGACGAGGCGATGGGAAAAACCGTGGGGTGGGCAAAAGGTCAAAACCCTGAAATTGCAACGGAAACAATGCGGCAGTCGGCAAAGCAATTTCAAGACAGCAACCCCCAAACATCAATGGCTCTCGGTCTTGCTGGCGGCATTACTAGCGCGCTCCCTCTGATAGGAATGGCTCCTGCGGCTGTTGCATCAAAGGCCCCCTTAGCGACAAAGGTGGGAAAGGGAATTTTAGGCGGTGCGTTGTTTGGCGGAACAGAGGGCGCGGTGTCCGGGTACGGCTCTGGAAATGACGGTAATAGGGCAGCGAGCGCCGCTGACGGTGGGTTCTACGGCACAGCATTTGGCGCGGGGGCGGGCGCGGCTGGGCCAGTTCTTATGAAAGGGGTCGGTTCGCTTGTCTCAAAAGCGTCCGAGGCTTTTTCTAAACAAAAAGCCGTTATTCCGGGGTTATCCATTGCCGCGACAACGAGACTAAAAGCGGCAGTTAACCCGTCCGATCTAGCAAAATTCTGGGAGGCGCGGCTCGCAAAGGCTGGCCCCGACGCAATGCCTGTTGACGCGGCACCAACTCTCAAAACATTGCTTGACCAGGCAGTTCACATGAGCGCCAAAGGAGCCAGCGATGGGATGCCAGCAGTTCAGGCGCGCGCGGCAACGGCTAAGAAGGTTTTGAACAACACGTTCGACGGTGTTCTTGGCGGTCCTCAAGGCCGTATGGCACTTGCTGGCACGATCAAAGCAGACACGGCCCCGGGGATCAACGCAGCTTATAAAACAGCATATGCGCACCCTATCGACTATTCTTCCACGGAGGGTAGGGCGCTGGAAGCACTTATGAAACGTCTCCCCCCGAGCATTACTAAAAAAGCAATTGCAGACGCAAATGACCGAATGGCTTACGACGGTATCCGCAAGCAGATAATGGCAAGCATTGGGAAAGACGGGCGGGTTGTCTATTCGGAAAAACCAAGCACAATTCAGATGGACTACATCAAACGGGGTTTCCAAAAAGTAGCACAGGACGGGAAAGACCCGGTCACTGGCAAAATGTCGTCTGAGGGGGCATTCGCTTCAAATATAGCCAGCGACATTAAGCGAACGCTTTCCAACGCAAACCCGGAATATTCCACCGCTGTTAAGTCGGCATCGGATGCTTTCGCCTTGGGTGACGCTGTTGATCTTGGCGCTAATATTCTAAAGGACAAAACGACGCGAGAGGCTGTGGCGGCGTGGTCCAAGACAGCGACACATCTTGAAAAGTCGGCTTTGGCGAAAGGTCTTCGAAGCCATATTGACGAGGTTATGGCTAACGTTAAACAAGTCGTCAGTGATGGTAATATGGACGCGCGCGAGGCTTCAAAGGTCCTGCGGCTCATGTCCAGTGGGGCAGCAAGAACGAAGGTTGTGGCGGCGTTAGGTAAAAAACCAGCCAACAAGATATTTACGGCGCTTGACCGGGCAGTTACTTCGCTTGAGTTGCGCGCGTCGGTGGCAGGTAACTCTAAAACGGCGGTTCGGCAGGCTGGTGACGCCGCTATGTCTGCGGCGATGGAAAACACGCCGGGGCAACTATTGCGGGACGCCGCGTCTGGGCGTGTGGTTGCGTCAGGCGGCAAATTGCTTGAGCATTTATCTGGAAACACGTCTGTTGATAACCTCGCCCGAAA